TAGAAAACATGGGTGAGTTACTCGGTTCAGACAAGAGTGAAAGCGTAGTTGTTCCTACCGAAACACTTATTGAAGATATGAAAAATCAGTTGAAATTTTTACCTAAGAACTTTACTTGGATAGTGGGGTGGAGGACCTATGTTTGGCAAGAAACGGAAACAAAAGAATTTAAAGAACTTACACAGCGAGAGCATAAAAAACTTTACAGCGGAGAGCATCTCAATCAACCCGAAGATGGTGGAGAAAGCGATAATGCAGTCGGACCTACCACAGCCAGTGAAGGAAAATCTACTGAGTGAACTTCCAAACTTTGTGGAACATATTGATGAAGCAACAAACAAAATCTTCAATCCCTCCGCAATTTGGCTTGAGTCAATCCAGTTTGCTGACTATGTGGGTCAACTTGCTGTACATCTCAGAGAAGAACACGGGGCAGATTGCCGAGAAGAAATCGCAGAACGACTTGCAGTAATGAGCGAGTCATTTAAAGAACTCGCAGAACACGCAATGATAGTTTTGGACCAATCACAGAAAGTGTTTAAACAACATGGCACACAGCACTAAGGAAACGCTTTCTATTATATGGTGTGATAACGGCACTACTGATGGCAAGTTTACAGAAGGTTTAGTTTATACAATCATTCATGCTCACACCGTTGGAGTACCCGTTAACAATGCTATTCGTGTACAGGGTAATCAGATAGCAAGACAGCGCCAAGCAGCCATTGAAATGTGGGAAAAGGTTGGCACTGACTGGGCATTATGGATTGATTCTGATATTGAATTAACACAACAGATATTAAAAACATTGTGGGATGCAGCAGATAAGGTTGCTCGCCCCATAATGTGTGGTGTTTATTTTATATCTAAACAGATGGAAGGTTCATTGATGCAGCCAATGCCTTGCATATTTAATGAAACAGATAATGATTATGAGATTACCTATGTTCATCCTCTGCCTAAGAATCAAATCCTCAAGGTTGATAATGCAGGCATGGGATTAATTCTTATGCACAAGAGTGTGCTAACAGCGCTTAATGAAAAATATCCAGGGGACTTTTGGTTTGGCGAGAACAACGAACGAGGTGAAAGATTTATTGGTGAAGACATTGCCTTCTTCCGCAAGGTTAGAAAGGCAGGTATATCAATACATGCACACACTGGAGTTATAGCAAAACACATGAAGCGATTTGCTTTTGATGGTCCTTTCTATAACCTGTATTGGGCAGCAGTAGAAGCAACAGAAAGGAAAGAGCGTGAGTCTACAAAAGAGTAATAAACGCAGAGGTGCAAACTTTGAGATAGACTTAGTTGATTGGTTTATGACCCAAGGTTTAAACGCTCAACGCCTACCTCGTGCTGGGCGTAATGATGTTGGTGATGCTTTTGTTCCTGGGGTAAATGGAAGTTATGTTGTAGAAGCCAAAGCACCACGGCGTGATGGTCGCATTGACCTATCAGGTTGGTTGCGAGAAGCAGAGATTGAAGCAGAAAATTACAAAGAACAAAAGAAACTTGCAGTTGCACCAACACCATTGGTGATTATTAAAGCAAGCAACAAAGGAATAGGAGATGCTTATGTTGTTCAAAGGCTCAGCGATGTCCTCCCAAACCTCTAAGCACAGTATCGTAAAGATACTAGAACATTATGGTTTTACTATTCCAAGTAATCGTGGAGGCTGGCAATCAGTTCGTTGCTTGTTCCACAATGACCATGTTAAATCGGCTCGTGTAAACATTGATGGCGGTGGCTTTAGATGTTTTGCTTGCGATATGGCTGGAGATGTTTATTCAATTATCATGAAACGAGAAGGAGTTAATTATGGCGAGGCTCTCAAAATCGCAGAGGGAATTACTGGCGAAAGCAACGGAGAACTACGAAAAAAATCTAGGAGAAGTACTACCATACCTAGAGAGTCGAGGTATAACCGAGGCAACGGCTCGTATGTTCCGCCTAGGCTTCGTGAAGAATCCTGAAACAGGACATGAGTTGTATCTAAACAAGTTATCTATTCCATACATCACGCCATCGGGTGTAATTGATATTCGTTTTCGTAGTTTAAACAATGAGAGTGGACCGAAGTATCTTTCAAGACCAGGAGCATCAACTCATATCTATAACATAACTGCATTGTCTAAGGACAATGGCATGTTAGTTATATGTGAAGGTGAGATTGATACCATCATTGCTACACAAGTTGGATTAATTGCAGTTGGCTTGCCTGGTGCTAACAACTGGAAACCATTTTACTCTCGTGTGCTTGATGGCTGGGATAAAATTATGTTGTTTTGTGATGGTGATAATGCAGGGCGTGAGATGGCTAAGACTATAAGCAGAGAACTAGATAATGTTTTTCCTGTGTTCATGCCTGATAATCAAGATGTTAACGATGTCTTTTTGGCAGAGGGTGCAGAAGGATTACGCAGACGAGTGGGTGTTTAACCTTGGCTAAGAACTCATCATTTGATTTAGACTTTGGATACGGAAGAAAAGGAGAACAACTTGTCGAAGAACTGCTCACCCAAGGTAGAACTGTGGAAGTTAAGCGAGATAGAAAATGGTATAAAACTAACAACTTATACATTGAAACTTCCTGCTATTTTAAAAAGACCGAATCATGGGAAGATTCAGGATTGGCAATTACGGAGGCTGCATACTGGGCTTTCGTTTTACAGGTATCGGTCATCATGGTACCTACACCTACGCTTCGGTATGCAGTGCAAAACTTTGGTAGAGAAATAACTTGCGAGATACCACCAAACCTTAGTAAGGGTTATCTAATTACAGTAGATGACCTAATGACAGCAACAAGGAAGTACAATGACGAACCAACCAATGGATGAACAAGATAAAGTTTGGCAAACCATCTATAGTATTGCTCGTCAAGTAGCAAGTCGTGCCAACCGTATTCATCGTGGGCTTGTAAGCACTGATGATTTGTACCAACACATGTCCTTATGGGCATTGGAACACTGGCACAAGATTGAACAGTGGCAAGCAGAAGAAAGTTTAAAGTTTAAACTGCGTAAAACTTTTTACAATGAGGGACAAAAGTATGTAGCAAAAGAGAGAACAAGATACTCTCGCTCGCCTATGTCTGATACTTTTTACTATACCCATCAGGTATTGCACGAGTTATTACCTGATGTATGGGAGCGTGTTGGCTGGACTGATACGCCTGACATGACTGCTGAGTTTATTGCACACTCTAGCAAGCCTTCCGAAGGTGGCAACAGACTAGCCTTGTTATCAGATGTTGCTGCAGGTTTGGCTCGTTTAAACAAGAACGATAAAGATTTACTACGGATGCGATATGGCAATGGTGGTATGGATTTTGCAGCACTTGCCGAAACCTACGGTGCAAGTGATGAAGCCATACGCAAGCGTGTCAAGCGTGCTTTGGATAAACTACAAGACAGGCTTGGTGGTGAGCCACCTATTTGGCGTGGGCGTAGGCGTGTTCGTAGTAATGCAGAAGCACAGGCAGAGATAAAAAATCAGGAGGAAGAATGAGGGCTATTAATCCATTGTGGTGCCTGCTTGCATTTTATACGGGCTGGTATGTTTGCTATATTCAAATGAAGAATTGGAAATAATGAATAAAGAAATAAAGATTAAAAATTTATGGCTGTATTTTGGCTTGTCTTTTAAGCGCCTTGCTATTGGTTTTGAAATTGATAGATACCATGTTGATATAGATTTATTTTTTATATGGATTGGGGTTGAGTTTTGATTATTGGATTGAGTGGGTATGCACGCAGTGGTAAGGATACTGTTGCGGAATTGCTATGTTTAAACTATGGATTCAAGCGCATCTCTTTTGCATTACCTATGCGTGATGCGATATACACACTGAACCCATTGGTTGATGGCTTCAATCGTGTTGCTGATTTGGTTGAGGATTATGGTTGGGATATAGCCAAGGCTAATACCGAGGTGCGTAGATTGCTTCAAGTCTTTGGCACTGATGTTGGTAGAAATATTTTTGGTGAAACATTTTGGATTGACCAAGCGTTTAAACGAGCAGAAGAATATGAACGAGTTGTGTTCTCTGATGTGCGCTTTCCTAATGAAGCCAATGCTATTCAAGAAAGAGGCGGAGATGTATGGCGCATCAATCGCCACGGTCATAGTCCAGTTAATACTCATATATCAGAGCATGCAATGGATAATTATTTGTTTAAACATGTTGTCTACAACGATGGGACTTTAGATGATTTGTCTAATGAAATATTTATGTTAATGCACAACGCCTATAAATTATAGAAAGCGCCCGCTTCGGGACTGGAACCTAGGCGAGCGCTTCGTACCATAGCCTACTTCATATCCTTGGCTTGGGCAAATTAATCTCATGTACTACCCAACCTTTTATTTTCCTGATAGTGCTTCGTGTTCTAGCAGTAGTGCCACCCCAAGTTCCGTACCTTTCGTGAGCCAACCCCCACTCTAAGCACGCTTCTCTAATCGGGCATGCACTACATAGTTTTTGTATGATGTATTGAGGGTTATCTTTTTCCTCAACAGGGAAGAATAGTTCTGTGTTGATACCTACACATGCTGCTTGTTTAAACAGTTCATGGTCATAGCGCAACACATAAGTCGCCGTTCCATTTTCATAAACCTTTTCGTTTATTACTTTATGAAACTTTGGTCGGGTTAACATATCCTGCTCCAATCATATAATCTAATAAGGTTTTTAATATAACTTCACACTTAATTCCATCACGCAAGATTGCTGGTTTGCAATCCTCCACTGACCAAGTAAAGTGTTCGTCAATTAAATGAAAAGTTAATTCACGGATAAGTGCCTCATTAGCCATCAGTACCACCCCCTTCCAAGATTACTTCCAAGCGCCTTGCAGATATTGCCTCCGTATTTTCTTTTTATGTAGGCAAGTCCAAGTTCAACTTGTTCAAAACCATCGCTTGTTTTCTTTGCATCTACAAGTGCCCATGTTGCTGGCATAAACTGAGCAATACCGTAGGCTCCCGATTTTTTGTTTAAACTTTTGGGATTCCAGTTTGACTCTCTTGTCCATAGTGTATACAGACATGTCCATTCCTCTAGTTTATTCATTTGTGTAAGCAAATCTATTGCGTGCTTTTGATATTCATTCTCGTAGAAAACAACCACAGTGCCAGCAATATTCTCACCCTTTGGTAATGGTGCCACTGGCACATAAGATTTATCAAAAAACTTATCGTCAATCGCCACGCTTAAAGTAATAACAATAAACATGGCGATTAACTTTCTTAACTTCATGACACAGCCTCTTGCTTGGCGCTGATGTTTTTAATTAGCGTAGATAAATATTCAGGTATGTCGGTATCATTACCTTCATCATTTGATTTACCTACAATAACTACATTGCCTGTTAAGTAAGGTGTATTACCAAACAGAAAAGAGATTGCACTGGCTAGTGGATTCAAAGGTAGGTGCTTTGGTAAACCTTCATCATCCACATAAGCACACGCTACCTCTAATCCATTGTAGTCATAGAGTCTGACCGCCTCGATGTATCCATCGATTGCATCTTGGTAATCAGTTAATTGTTTAAACACTTTCTCTATGTGCGTACCATCAGGCTTGATTATTACGCCTTGCACTTCTTTAGAGTTTGTCATTTTTATACCTCCTTCCTCTCCATTTTTTCAATGAGATATTGGATGGAGAAATCACTCATGTCAGGTTCACCGCATGCGTAATCGCAAACATCCTCCCACACTTCACGAGTAATTTTTCTTTGTAGATTTTCCTCTACATGTTCCTTTGTATACCATGCGATGGCTAAGTCAGCCTCCAATGGCATGTTGTTTAGTTCCTCTAACACT